GGAAATAAACATAATACGGAAGATACCCAAGTGGATAGCTACCAACCAGTTATACTCATCATCTTCTTGACCAGTGTCATGCTCAAGACCAAAGGTTAAACCAGTAATAAATTCACCTGCAATTAGCATATTGTTCCTTCTTAACGAATGGGGCAAGCGCCTGTAGCACAGTCATCATCCAAACCAATGTTGGCTTCTGAGATAGCTGTAATGGTTGTTGTATTTGCAACCAAGGCATTATACTGTTCTTCTGTAATCTCTTCCAGAGGAGCCTGCTTAAAGCCATGGTCATTGTGCAACAAGAATGACAAACTCTTGTGATTGTTCTTGTAGTTCTTCTTGAGATACTTACGAATCTCTGGAAGCTCTTCCTTGCGATAATACACAGTACAACTCACACTATTATCACTCCACACTTCCTGCAACCACTTAACTGTTTCCAGTTGCTGGATTGCTGTAACATCCTTTGCCAAGACAGCATGGTCAGGATGACGGAATGGGAAGCTAACAACCACTGTACCAAAGTCTTCACTACCATCGAAGTTCTGTTGATATTCAACATGGTAGCCATGATCTTTACAGACTTGAACCAATGGGTGGTTACTGCTGATACGAATACGACGAATCATATATCGAGCATAGGCAGGATGGCAACCTGGAGTAACACCGGGCAACAGACTAAGTGTACCAGAAGGCTTCACGGTTGTCAGTTTAATACTAGGGTTAAAGCCATTAGCCTTGCTATACTCAACGTCATAGGCACGAAGGGCCACATAACATTCATCCAACCAAGCTTTCTGCTCTTCCGTTGCTTGCAACACACCTGTCACACCAATACCCATACGCATGTTTTCATGCACAATGGTTTCAGTAATTTTCTGGTGACATGGCAAAGCCAAGGAGTGTTTGTTTACACGATAGAGGAGTTTGGCAACATCAAAAAGTTCAGCTTTACTTTCAATGTTTGGTAGGAAGATTTCGGCGAGACAACAGGTTTCTCCGTCTGCCAAAGATTGTTCAGCACATGGGTTATATCCTTGAACCTGTGGATCTGGGTACTGGGTTTCACCAAGTCGTCCCACTTTGCGAGAAAGTTTGAGATTGATAAGTCCGTAAGGCTCACCTTTGCCTTCGTATCCATCCCAGAAGAAATCATGCAAATCTCCAATGTCATGACATACGACGCTGTTGTTCGACATAGCTCGCCAGCTTGGAATGTTTCCCAAGTCCCATCGTTTAGCAAGTAGATATTCGACGTCATCTGCATCTCCAATAGCAATCTGTGCACTGCGGCGCACATTACCTGCCACAACAACAGCACCAATGATGTTCATAATGTCAAGAGCATCAATGGGACGGATTTGCTTTCCAGCACGCTTCTCCAAGATGTTACTGATCTGAGCAATCCCCCAAACCAAATCCTCTGGACCACTTGCTGTACCACCAAAGCCCTTAATAGGAGCCCCTTTAGAGCGAATAAGCTGTGTGGAGTAGGAGAAGGTTTGCTTACCGCTAGAATGGGCCAGGAAGGCTGCTTTAAGCGTTTTACCAAGCAATGCTACCCAACCTTCACGGCTGTCTGGAACAATGAAGTCTGCACCAGCATCATTAACACGAGTAGGAGCTTTAAAGTTCAGATTGACAGGAGGAAGTTTCTTAACATTCTCTTGCTGGATGTTATAGCCAACACCACTACCAAGCATCAGCATGTCCATAGCCCATGTAAAAGGCTCAACAGGCTTATCTACAGTACGGAATGCACAGTTTTGCAAACTGGACAAACCAAGTTGGTTCACTGTTTCTGTACCTAGTTGCCACCAGAATCGTCCTGCAACACTTCCCTTCAACCCAAGCAAGTAGTTACGCAAACGTTCTGTTTCCTCATTGGTAAAGTTACAATGCAGTTGAGTGTCTGTGGCTTTAATGACACGTTCCACTGTGTCAGGAAATTCCTCTGTTGGACTAGTGATATCATCCTCATTCAAACGACGGGCATAAGTACGTTTGTATGTTAGATACCCAACAGAAGACCATGGAGTTGTTGTAGTCATATTTTCCTAATAGTTACAGGAGGCTGGTTAGCGCCTCCTTGCTGTTCATAAAGTTTACGTTGTTTGTCTCTCTCTACAAGACACAATTCACATTGTCCTTTCCTCATCCACATCCGGTGCTTCTGGCACCTCTGAGGTTGGAATGTAGGAATAGGTGCGGATTTCTCGCTCTGCGGCTCGTTCATCTAGTTTCCGTTCAAGGTATTTCTTTTTGTAATGTTGTTTTTCAACAGACTCATAGTGATTGTGCGTAGATTTTTTCATTCCGTAGCTTCAATAAACTCATCCATATTTGCAGAAATATCATCGTCAAACAGATCAATAATATCTACAAGTTCGTATCCAAGAATATCCATGAATTCTAGAATATCTAGTTTGTGAATAATAAGTTCTTTCAACTCACCGAGCATCACCAGTACCTTTGAGGACATTGCGCTCCTTTCGATCTGTGAGCTTTTCAATATTCATCACAGCAACTTCTTCCAATGTCATGTTAAGTTCTTTAGCTGCACGAGCCAATTGCCACAAAACATCTCCCAGTTCTTTAGCAGCAAGTGCTGTTTCAAATATTCCATCTCGAATGAACTTTGCAATCTTACCCGCATACTCGCCTGCTTCTTCCGCAAGACCCAATGCAGTATATGTCATAGCTTCTCGATTGCCTGTTCCAGCACCTGGATAAATAGCAAACTTTTCAATTGCTTTCTGATATTCATTTAGTTGCAAGGCTTGGCAACTCCTTCATAATAATTATTTTGATTTGTTCTGCTATGTCCCGATGTTCTTTCTGTGTAGACACATGGGTACGAACATCCAAGTAGTGCAACCAACTGCGAATAGTTCCAGACATATACATCCGACTCATTGTGTTGCCTTCTGGTAGAACAGCACGAGCCTGTTCTTTAGCAATACCTTCGGCAAGAGCCCAGTTATATACCTTCAATGCATGGTCGATTACGTCCTGTTGAGCACGTTCCCACATATCAGCACGCTCACGATCTTCGTTCAGGATAGAGTTCTGACGATTCTTTGTATCCTGTAGACGAGCTTCCCGTGTGTCAAACATTGTGGCAACAGCATATCGTTGGCTAAACTCTTGGAAAGAGAAGCTACGATGACGTAGGATTTGACGTGCAATATCTCGTGTTGTTTCAATTTCAATGCAAGCACTGGCCATCTCAAAAGGACTCCAGTGTTTATTATCCATCAAATACTTCAAGAGTTTTGGTGCTGTTTGTTGATTGTCTTGATTGGCTGGATTAGACACCCGAGCACAATAGGCAATTGTATTCTCCGCGTTGGGGGTAATCCAAATAAGTTTAGCTTTGCTCATATGCTCCAATCATCTTGTCTAAATACCAACGCATTTTCTTTAGGTCTTCCACTCCATTCTTTTCCATGAAGCGCATGCCATATTGCATAGCCTGTACATAGTCAGCGACAAACATTGGAGGTACATTCTTAGGAAGTTTTCCTGCCAAGCGTGTTAACACATCTCGTACTTCAATACCAAACTCATCAAACAACATGTAATGTTTTGGCTTAGTTACAGCATCGAATGGTAGCTGCTTATAGTCTTTCAAATCATGTTCATTTAGCATATTTCTTCTTTACAAAATCCAAACTAACACTCATCAAATCAAATTCCCCATCCTTAACTTCATGCAATACCAAGAAACCACGCCAGTGATTATTACCTTGCTGAGACATATAGTCTTCGTTATGCTCATAACAAGATCCTGCAATTACTGAGGTGAGTCGTTTACCGTCGGCTTTATAGCTTGTAGCAATTTGTAGGCCCTGTTGGTGGCCTTGTATAGTAGACATGTGCTTCTTAGAGAGACAAGCTGCAGCAGTAGTGACAGGCCGACCCATAAGGCCAGTGGTAAAGTAATGAGAATAAGCAACGCCATCAATAACAATGACGTCAAGAAATGGAACCACGTTCCAACCGTAGGCTTCATAGCCCAAAGCATCGAGTGTAAGTACGCCTTCCAACTTCGGGTCATCGTTTACCGCCCTTGTAATTCTGTT